CTCAACAAGATCGAGATCGGCTTTGGTGTAAAACTCGGTGCGGGGGACGCCATGCTCCAGCACGTTGCCGCTCTTCCACTGCTCAAAGCTGCGGTAGATGTCGATCCTTGGCTCCTGCTGTGCTGGTGGGTTAAGGGCTTCTTTGCTCATTTTGTCACCTCGCGCATCTCCCAACCAAGTTGAAAGTAACTCCACCTGACATGCAAATTGGCGTTTGTGTAACGCCCTTTAGCTGTCTTGAAATCTGTATGGCCTTTCGTCCTCATAATGGCCTCAAATACCTTCTGTGCTTGTGTCATTTCACGTTCCTTTCGTGCCCCAATCGGGCATTGTTTCGTTTGCATCCAAATTACGAAGTATTGCGTTCAGTTCATCAAGCTCTGGCACTGCAAAGTGGCGACTGCAATAAGCGTTCCAAAACCATGTGGCTTCTTCCCACAGGCACTCTTTGAAAAGCCGATCCTGCACAAACGAGCCTGGGCTGTTTGGCATGTAAAACCGTCTTGGATTGTTAATCTCAGCCTTCATGGCCGATGCGATGGCGGTGTAGTTCATGACGACCACCCGTAGAACAGGCAAGCGGCCAAGACAATGCCAATGGCGATGGCGGTGAGGTAGTCGAGGAGGGTTTCAGTGTGTTGTTTCATGGTGGGTTCCTTGATGGGGCCAGTGGCCCCGGTTGGTTGTTAAGCAGCGGCCTTATCTGCAAATGCGCGCTGCGCTTCTGTGCCTTGTGAAATAAACTCATCAGAGCCGTAAGCTGGATCAACCTCGCCCCAATATGTCCAATCAACATCTTTACCGGCAGCAAACGCTGCGTTAACACGGGCAGCCAGACGCTCAGCCTTAGCAGATGCTTCTTTGCGCAGATCAGGAAAACAAGAATCGCCAGTCTCTTCGCAAACCAAAATCTCAGTGCCGTTAAAAGTTGCAACGTGACGGAAGCGACGACCAGCTGCGTTCTCAATCAAAACGTAATACTGATCGGCGATGAATGGATGACCATCGCAGCTATAACCTGCGTTGAAGAGATCAGATGCTACGTAGGCGGTGTAAGTTGTGTTCACGGTCAGCTCCTTGCTGGTTGGTTGTTACTAGGCTTTCAGTATAACACACTTCCCACAATTCCCCACAATTATTTTATAGGGACAAACCCTAAGTCACTTCTTTTCTTTTGCCAGCCCCTGCTTGATGTAGTGCAGCACCTGTGCGGCCAGCGTTCTGGTGTGGCGCTCGGCATGTTTGCGGACCTCCATCTCCACATCAGCAGGCAGTCGGATGGTCATGTACTTGTCTTTGGTTTGCTCGGTCATGGTGTTTCTTTCTGTTGGTTAAAAAAGGCAGTGATCTGCGCCTTGGCATCATCAGCACCTTTGCACACTTTAGCACAATATCCCACTTCCTTAAGGTATTTGATCCAATCCTTTTGCTCGGCGCTTACGCTGCCACCCTTGATGCGCTTCATCTCAACCCACAGCTTCCACTCAGGGATGAACAGATCGGGCACACCAGCAGATACGCCCTCGACCTTCAGCCTGGCGGCTGCTGCAAGGCTGCGCTGGCCCCCATTGGGGATGGCAAAGATGCGCACGCCCCTGTGCGTCTGGCGAAACCAGCGCACCACCTCGCGCTGCTCCTCATGCTCGGTGGGGATACGGTCAGTCAAAACGGAACCTCGCGTTCCCACTTGGGGCACTCGCCAACAGCCTCGGCAAACTCAGCAGGCGGCTTCATGAAGAACTCAACGCACAACCCGTCTGTGCCGTAATGCTCACAGGTGTGACAGCAGCGCGGTGGCCCGGCCTTGAGCCACTGTTTGTAAGTTGTCACCATCTCTGGCTCGGCGTGTCTCATTTCAGTCCCCTTTGCATTGCCTTGACCCAGCACTTGGCGCAGTGCCACTTAGAGCGCACCTCGATGCCGCCCTTGGGTTCCTTTTCAATTTTGCACAAATCACACAGACGCAACTTTTGCGCTTTTGCTACTTCATCAATCATTCCATTTTCTCCTTGTTACCTTGAAAAATTTACCATCCTTGCGAAACTCAATCATGCTTGGCGGTGTTGCGTTGTTCAGGTTTTGCGCCATGTCAAGCATAGTCGGCACATTCAGGCCACCGGGCGCAATTTGGGCACGCTCCGCAATTGTGATCAGCTTTTGCACAGCAGACTGGCCTGCATACCCATCGTGCGTGATAGCCAAGTATTCAGTCACAGCCGGGTCACTTAGCCCACCGTAGTACGTCACTGCCAGCATCTGCTTGCCTGATGCCTTGCTGATGTGCTCACGCCATCTCCAACTCGTCACCTCCAACTCTTGGCCCTCCAACCCCATGATGTCGTCATTGCGCAGTTGCAGCTTCTTGGCCTCCCTCACAGGAAAAGGATGGCCGCAGGCTGGGCAGACCGTTGCCGAAATGTGGACCAGCTCGTCGCAGTTCTCGCAGGCTTTGACTGGTGCCTCACCATTGCCGTCGCCACCCTTCTTTGGTGGCTGCACGTTGGTGATCGGGCCATGCGTCTCCACCACCCCAGCGAAGTCCAGCACCAAGCAGTGGTCGGTGTGGCTCTTGACCCTCATGCCTCGGCCAGCCATCTGGACGTACAGGCTGGCGCTCATGGTGGGGCGCAGCATCACCACCAGATCAATGTCGGGGTAATCAAAGCCAGTGGTCAGCACATTGGCGTTGGTCAGCGCTTGCAGCTTGCCAGCCTTGAAGTCGGCAATGATTTCATCACGCTGCTTCTTTGGTGTGTCCCCGGTCACGCACGCAGCGGCCACCCCCTGCTGGCGCAGGGCTTCGGCAATGTGCTGGGCGTGTTGGACCCCAGCGCAAAAGAACAGCCAAGCCTTGCGCTCCCCGGCCAAGGCCATCACCTCCTGCACCACAGCCTGATTCTTGTCGTCCGTGTCCACCGCAGCTTGCAGCTCAGACTCAATAAACTCGCCTCCGCGCTTGTGAACGCCAGTCACATCCAGCTTGGCTTTGGTGACTTTGGAGCGCAGCGTTGACAAGTAGCCTTTGAAGATCAGCTCCTCGATGCTGATCGGCTCAATCAGCGCGTCAAACAGCGCAGGCTTGTCGGTGATCAGGCCATGCCCAAGTCTGTAAGGTGTGGCCGTCAAGCCCACCACCCTGATGGACGGGTTGATGGCTCCAAGCTCGGCCAACAGGCTGCGGTAGCCGCCCTCGTCCTTGTGGTTGACTAGGTGGCACTCGTCAATCAGCACCAAGTCAATGTGGCCCAGCTCACGCGCCTTGGTGCGCACCGACTGGATGCCAGCAAAGGTGATCGGCTCACCTAGCTCACGCCGACCAATGCTGGCGCTGTAGATGCCCATCGGCGCACCCGGCCAGTGCTGTCGCATCTTCTCAGCGTTCTGGGTGATCAATTCCCTGACGTGCGTGAGCATGAGCACACGGGTCTCGGGCCAGTTCTGCAAGGCATCCTTGCACAGCGCGGCCACAATGTGGCTCTTGCCAGAGCCAGTCGGAAGCACGAGGCAGGGGTTGCCCCGGCCACCGGCATCGAACCAAGCGTAAAGCTGGTCGATGGTGCGTTGTTGGTACTCACGAAGCATGGTCATTCCGTTTCATACAGTTCGCAAGACTCTGAGCAGCCACCGTCTGCGTACAGATCAAGCTGCGTTGGCGCTCTGGCTATCATGTCTTGGTGATTCAACGCCATCAGTCTGAAGGTCTTGATTGATGTGCGTCCACGGAAAAACACGCGATCTGGTGCATCGTTGTATTTGGCGAACTCAGGGCCGGTTCGCGGATACTGATCTTCCATGCGCTCAAAGAAATCGAACTGAGATGGGTCTTCGTGGTGGAGCTTTGTCAGTTTAGCAAAGCTCTTTTTCCAGCAAGTCTTGCAGTTACCTTGATGCTCCAACAACTGCAAATCAAAAACTTGGTCTTCCCACCAGTCAATAACATCTTGCTTGTCGGCAGGAAACCAGTCCACAAGTGGATACACCACACTGCGAGTCTTGTCATCCTTAACCCTACGCAACTCGTCCGTGCGGATACCAATCGCCAAATCGTAGTCACGCTTACCCCAGCCGATTGACTTGAGGTACGACTCAATTGGAGCGCGCTTCAAGTTTCGTGTGCAATGCGGAGCCTCCATGTTCGAAATTCCGTACTTCTGAATCATCTTTTCAAACGGCTCACTATTGCGGCTTGCAGTCTGAAACGTGACAACCTTATGCGACATGCCAACTCCCATCTCCTCGTTGGTCACACCCTCAAGCCACACAGTATTGAATCCAAAGTGCGTGTCGCAGTCGTGAACAAATTGAAGCGTGGCCTCGTTCTCAAAGCCAGTATTGGCAAAGATCACTTTGATGTCGTATTCACCAGGCTTGGTGTCCAGAATTTTTTTGGTCATGTAGCCAGATGTGCGGCCACCACTGAATGAAATTACAAGTTTTTTCATGCCACCACCCTCGCATCCCAATCCCTGCGCATCTCAGCAATCAGCGGGTCACCACTCACGCAAGCCTGGGCATTTGCCAGCAGCTCTTTGGAGCCGTAGACACCCTCTTGCTCGGGGTCGCCATTGGCTACGTTCACGCCATTGATCTCGTAGACAGCCGTGAACTCGTTTGGCCCGTCCTTGCGCTGCCAAGGCACCAGATCAGGGTGCAGGACATGGCTCTCGCAGCCTTGGTGCTGGGCATCCACCGGGATCGCATCGTCCCACTTGGCGCAGTGCCATGTGCTGTCTGACAGTGGCGTTGCCATTGCGCAGGTGCGGCAGTTCACGTGCTTGGTGGTTTTGGACTGGTGGCAGAAATCTTGCGCATCGCAGAACTTACACTGATACCAGCTTGGGTCCGAGCTGATCGGCTCGGGCATCCGGTCGCTCAGTGCAATGTAGTGGCCCCGGCGCACCGCCTTGTCGGCCACATCCTTGTCCAGCTTGATGCGCTCAGTGTGGATGCGGTCATCGTCCTTGCACACCGCCACATAAAGCGCACGGTCCAGACCAGTGCCGGACATGTAAACCTGCATCTGCACAAAGTGCTCGGGCTTAGACTTCTCCACCCCGTCTTTCACCAGCGCATCAAACGACTTTTTGCTGTGCGTCTTGAACTCGGCCACATGCTTGGTCTTTGGCGCTTCAGGCACGCCACCGTCAATGATCGCATCCAGTGACCCAGACACGTGGCTTCCAAAGTCCACCCGATGCTGGCTCGACACTTTGCGCACATCTATGCCAATCGCACGCAAGTCACTGATGATGGTGGCTTCTTCGTTCTGCCCCCGGCGAAACAGGCGCAGGATGCGGCCAGAAAACTCAGGCTGCACAGCCCAGCGAAACGACAACCACAACCACCTGTCACATACGTGACCCAAGGAACTGGCCCCCAGGTGTGGCCGTGGCTTTTCTTTTTTTCCTTCGTGGTGCTTGTCAATCAGGGCTTGGATGCTATGATCACTCTCAGGTATTTTCATGTTGCTTTCCTTGTGGGTTGAGATTTGCCCCGACCTTAACCAGTCGGGGCATTTTTTTTGGTGGGCCTACTCGCTACGTCTGGGTGGCACGGTGCCCGTGTGCTTTGCACGCCACGCCAGCATCCGCTTTCGGCCCAAAAATCACTTCTTAGCCCACGGTGGCGCAGCCTTGCCAGAGGCAGCAGGAGCACTTGCAGCAGGCATGGCCGCAGCAGGAGCTGCACTGCCTGACAAGGACTTAAAGCCCTTAACCTCGTTGCTGGCACCATACTGAGCGTCTTGCTTTACCTCCAGCTTGATGCCGATCTGCCCCCCAATCAACTGGTCGGTGTCCGTCACCTTCGCCAAGCCAATCGCACGCATCACCTCGCCCAACTGCTGGCGGCCAATCTCCTCCGCTTTGGGGTTGGCGTTCTTGATGTTCAGGTTGCCAAACACCACCCGGCCTTGATGTGTTGGGCCAGTGATGTCGTACCGCAGTTTGATGTACTGGCCGTTGTTGGCCTTGGTGTCCTTGAGTTCGGCTTGATTGATGGTGGCGGTGTACCAGCCAGCAGGCAGCGGCTCAAAGTTGCCAGTGTTACCAACAGGCAACTCGTTGATGTCAAAAGACTCGGAAAGAAAAGCCATGATTTACTCCTTAGGGATGATTTTGAAAGATGGTCGGCCAGGTTTGGCTGTGATAGCACCGGCCAAAGGGCCAGTGATGGATTCGTCGGCTGCTTTCCACACCGACATATTGATTTCCGGCTTCCACCGGAACAAAGTTGAGAGGTGATCGCTCAGTCCAGCCTCAGTGGCAAGCATTTGCAGCTTCTCGGAATCGACCTTTCGTTCGATGCGGCCTTCGACTTTAATCTCGAAATCTGTTGCACCAACGGTTTCGGTTTTGTCAAGTTGGTCGGAGATACGCGCCAGCTTTTTGATGTGGTCTTCAATAGCTCGGCGATCTTCTGTCGCATCTTTTTCCTTTTGCTTTGCAGCCAGCCACATCTGGGCCAGCTTGTTCATGTCGTCGGGCAATGCAAAATCGTCTTGCATTTCAATCATGCTCTCGCCCCAATCTTGGCAATGATGGACCCAAGGTCTGGCGCTTCCCAACTCTCCAGCTTGCCAGAGCGATCCTTCGCCAGCCACAGGCCGTCCGAATCGCACATGAGCGCACGCTGGGTCACGCCCTCGGCATCGCGCTCCACTCGCAGCGCCAGCACCTCGTCAAAGAAGTAAGGCAGACCCTGCGTCAAGCTCTTGCCCGGCATCCCAGGGTTGTAAAGCATCTTGCCCATCTCGTCAGTGGACTTCTCCAGCTTGGCGCTCATGTAAACATGCTTGCCCGGCAAGTCGCGGAACGCACGGATCAGCTCTTGCATGGTGGTGTTCATCTCGCCATAAGCAGCCCGGCCGTCTTTGGACTTCTTCATCTCATGGGCCAGCACCACCTCGGCCACCTCGCTGATCGAGTCCAGCGCCACCGACTCAAAGCCCGTGGCCTCCTTGCTGTCTCGGCACCAAGTAAACGCCTCGCGTAAGTCGTCCATCGAAGCAATCTCAATGTAAGGCAGGTCAGCGTCCTGAATGGACAACAAACCACCCTCTGCACTGAGCACGATCACATTGGGCAGCGTCTTGACCAAGGTGGTCTTGCCAGCCCCTGCTTGCCCGTAAACAAGCAACTTCACCCCATTGGCAGATAAACTGCCGGTTGATTTCAAATTGATAGCCATCTGGCTCTCCTTTTTTTCACCACTGTCAGGAAATCTGTTTGTGGTGTGCCTAGACTTTACCACAATTAAAAGTTATCATGTCAACATATTTTTTCAACAAAGGCGGAAAACATGAAAACGCAGGAAGCAATTGACCATTTTGGAGGTCTTCGCAAGTTGGCCGAAGCCTTAGATGTTTGGCCTCAGGTCATCTATCAATGGGGTGAAACTCCTCCAATGGGCAGGCAGTACGAGTTGGAGGTTAAGACTGGTGGCAAACTTAAGGCGGACACGCAGGCGGTGACTCATGGCTGATTTATCTAAAGTCTTAGGCGGCCCTTGGGCTCCACCACCAGAGAAGCTGGTTGCACCTCCAGGGGTGCAGCTCATTGACGCCATTCGTGCTGCTGGCCTCGAGCCGCCAGATCACATTGAGATGGATGGCAAGATTCACCGTTTCAAATCGGGCACAAAAGGGACACCGGGCATTGATAAGCCAGGCTGGTATTTGGTATTTGGTGATGGCATCCCAGCCGGGCGTTTTGGTTGCTGGAGATCAGGCATTGAGGTGACTTGGCGTGCAGACGTTGGCCGAAAACTCTCAGAGTTTGAGGAAATGGCTCATGCAAGACGCATAAATGAGTCCAAGGTTTTGCGCGAAGCTGCTCAAGAACGCCAGCATCAAGTCGCCAGTGAGACAGTGGAAAAGATCTGGCTTAGTGGAAGTGCAGCGCACCCCGACCACCCTTACCTCAAGCGCAAGGGCATCCAGACTCACGGCGTGCGCATTACAGGTGATGGCCGTCTGATGGTGCCTTTGTACGATCAAAATGGAACTCTCAGCACCCTGCAATACATTGATGAAGATGGTGGGAAGCTGTACCACCCCGGCGGCAAGTCTGGTGGCAAGTTTTGGATGATAGGCTCACTGGATGAGCCTGGACCACTGTATATAGCAGAAGGCTTTGCCACTGCGGCGACCATTTATGAGACCACCAACCGACCATGCGTTGTGGCTTACAGCGCCAGCAGTTTGGTGCCAGTTACGGCCAGTCTGCGTGAAATGTATGGCGCAACGCAGGACATCGTTATCGTGGCAGACCATGACAAACACGGCGTTGGGCAACGCTACGCAGACCAAGCCAGTGCCAAATATGGAGCCCGAGTGGTGATGCCACCCATTGAGGGAATGGATGCCAATGACTATGCCCAGGCTGGACATAACCTTTCAGCTCTTTTGGTTCAACAAACCGGCACAGCGGTGGTGGATAAGCTCAAAGTGGTGTTTGGCGACCAACTTGGCGGTGATTACGAGGCACCAGACGAACTTGTTGAAGGTCTTATGACCATTGGCAGCGCTGTGGTGGTGTATGGCGACAGCAACTCAGGCAAGACTTTCTGGGCACTTTCAGTGGCCACCGCCATTGCCACAGGCGCAGACTGCTACGGACGCAAGACCGATCCCGGTTTGGTGGTGTATTTGGCAAGCGAGGCACCATCGAGCATCCGATCCCGTATGCAGGCCATCAAAAAGTACCACAACTGCAACTTGGAGAACTTGATGATGGTGCCGGTTCCCATGAATTTCTACTCTGGCGACCAAGATGCCCACGACGTGATCGAGCTGGTGCGGGCAGTTGAGCAGATCAAAGGCCAGCCCGTGCGCCTGATCATTGGCGACACCCTTGCCAGAATGAGCGCCGGAGCCAATGAGAACAGCGGCGAGGATATGGGCCCAGTGATGGCCAGATTCGACCAAGTGGCAACAGCCACCAAAGCTGCCCTGATGATCATTCACCACAACGGCAAGGACGCAGCCAAAGGCGCCAGAGGCTGGTCAGGTATCCGCGCCCACATCGACACCGAGATTGAGGTGGTCGAGAAAGACGGCATCAGGTCGGCCACCGTCACCAAGCAGCGTGAATTACCAAGCAAAGGCGACACGATTTACTTCAAGCTGGACGTTGTGCAAATGGGCACCACCAAGTTCGGAAGCCCAGCCACCACCTGCGTTGCCATTGAAGACGTTGAGTCCAGCACCAACAAACCCCACAAAAAACCCACCAAACATGATGAAAACATGCGCACCATTGAGCGTGCTTGGTGGGCATCAGGCGCAGAAGACCGGGATGGATTGCCATATTTGAGCCGGTCAGCACTGCGTGATTTGCTGGTCAAGGACGGCATGTCAGAGCGCACCGCCAAGAACAAAACCGAAGCCTCCAGGCCAGATGGCATCATTGGCCCCATGCTCAATGCAGGGTCTTTGGAGCCAACAGAGCACGGCTGGGTGTTCACAAATGAGGCCCAAGCCAGCGCAATGTTGATGCAAAGAAGCGCCCCTAAACGCCCCTGAGTGCCCCTCGGGGTTTTTAGGGATTAGGGGCAAAAGCCCGTTAAATCGCCCCTCCCCGCCCCTAAAACGTATACGTTAGGGGCGGTAGGGGCAACGGGATGCGGAATGTTTGGGATGTTTAACTACGTTTGAAAGATGGTGATCGAGATGGGCGTTTATGGATTGGGCAGACCAGCAGACCCAAACGTCAAACACTTCCAGCGCAAGCTCGGACCAGCAGAACGGGAAACACTCCTAGCCGCTGGCAATGGCGATATGTCGGCTGGCTTCCTCGAGATCATCGACACCTACCGACTTTTCTACAACTTGGGATTAAGGCCAGATACGCCACGAGATGGCGTTGTCCTTGTCATCCCACAAGCCCCAACTGATGAAGCCTTGTAGGCCCGTTTAAAGCCCTTGGTGAGGCATTGGCTGGTGGATAGGTTGGGTGTTCTTAAAAAAGTATTGATTGTTAAAAGCTATTTGCTTGGCATGGTGATTGGGATTGGCTATCGGGTTCAGGTACCCAGGAAAGGGACCACCCCGCCCCTCTCCCACTTTC